GTCGTGTTTAGGCCGTATTCCCAGAGGCGATAAAGTTTTCTCTTTAACAGCAAAGATGCGGCAACTGTCGGCTGTTTAGCAGGGCGTTGTATGCCATTCGACCACGGAGCGATATGATAGACCGCGCCAAAGAAAGATCCGCTGTAGGTTTCCCGGCTTGCTCGGAGGGCTGTTCATGTGTCGAGTATTTTGGGGTTTGCGAATGCGAATCTATTTGTCCACATAAGTTTGACAAGAATGGCGCGTCCATCGTGTTGAACGTGGTCGAACAGCATACAACAGGCAAATTGACGGCATGAGTACACGCCGCAAGTTTGCCAGGGCGTTGCACGCAATTGTAAACGAACCATGTTATAGGAGGCCGCTAATGGACGATGTACGCGATATGAAGATTGCCGCGATGCTGGCCTACGCTATTGCGGATGTTCTGGGTGCGCGTATTTCTGGGAAGCTATCGGAGCCTTTTGAAGTTGCTAATCGGGCAGCGGAGTTTGCGCAGTTTCTCACGGTTAAGGCGGCCTCAACGTGTGGAGTCGTTTACAACAGCGAGCAACACAGGCAGCCTGCAATTTGCCCTACTTGCTCCGGCAACGGTTCGTATCCGTGTCGGGGTCATGATGGAAATCCTATTCAGGTACAGTGTGCCCCTTGCGATGGAACGGGCAAACTACAGGCGGGTGCCTGAGAACGTTGCACGCAATTGTAAACGAACCATTTTATAGGAGTTTGCCATGGATTTACAAGAAGCAGTTGCTCTTTTAGATAGTGTAGATGCGTTTGCAGATACTGTTCTCATTCGTGAGGCATGGCAAACAGTAAAGGCCGCTGTGTCCGCACAAACGGCTCACAACACCGCAAGGGACAAAATTTGCCACTGTGAACATCGTGAGGGTTGGCTTGCTTTCAAGCACTCGTGGGTACTCGATACTATTGTGTACTGTCCGTCGTGTAGTGGCAAACTGTCGCCCGTTGCGTAAACGTTATGCGCAATTGCCGGGGAACCATGTAAGAAAGGCAGCGCTCTATGAATTGTAAACGTGTGCCATTCAGTGAGGCCAAGCGCCTATCTGCTAAGTATAGTTTGAATCAGGTCATTGTTGTTGCGTGGGATAAAGCGAACAATCGGACGCACATTGTCACTTACGGGAAATCGCTTACCGACTGTGAACAAGCGGCTGCTGGTGGTAACTTTGTGAAGAATGCGCTTGGGTGGCCGGACGAGCTGTGTCACTCTGAACCGGCAAGGATGCGCCGCAAACGTGCGGAGTCCCCGGCAAAAGCGCATAACACGCCAAGTGGTGAAATTCGCGCCAAATATTCAGAATATGGAGTTGGAATTTTGTAGTGCGCGAACTCCGCACTTGGCCGGTCCGTTGCACAAAATTGCTCGCCTTCTGGAAATTATAGGCGGGCGCAAAGAAAGGAATCGTTATGTTAAGTTTTGATATTGATGATAACGGAAGCGAAGGAATGGGTGTTGAAATATACTGTGACCGTGGTGGGGAGCCGCTTGTCGATAAGGACTTTATTGGTATTCATTTGTATAGCGACTCTGGATCTGGGGTATGTCATTTCGAGGGGGCAAACATCGACAAGCTACTTGCCGCTTTCGATGCCATCAAAAAAGAATTGCGCCCGCTGGACACTAAGGAAGGCGAGCAACTTCGTACAACAGCCGCAATCCAAAATTCCGAAGCGTAACTTCGGCTATGCGGCAAACGTTGGCCGAAACTACGGTCGCACTGGAGGTAATAGATGGCGCAACAAAAAGATTGTCCTTCTTGTAAAGGTCGTGGCGGTTTCGATATAGATGAAGATTCTATCATCTGTGGTGCCTGTAACGGTACGGGTGAATATGTTGCGCCAATACTTGCGGAAGCTCCCTCCGCATCGGCCAACACACAAAATGACGCAATCTCCGCCCTGCGCGAAGAGGTCGCGGAGCTGCGCAAAGAGGTCGCGCGTCATCGTTCGTTCGTTGGTATGCATACACCGTTGGGCGGAGACAGCGCATGTTTGTGAGAACGTTGCGCGCTATTTTGTCAACATTGGAGGTGATATGGCCGCGAAGACATTTCGAGAATGGTGGGATGCTCAGGGGCCTATCGATTATCAGGTAGATATACGTAGTGCGGAGTTTGGGTGGAACGCGGCCAAACGTGCGGAGGTTGACAAACCAGCGCGCAACATGCCAACTACGCCACCTCTCATGTGCGAATGTTGTAAGACTCAACCGGCTGTAATGAATATTTGTCATGATTGCTATATGGCAACTTAGGCAGCGCAGTTGGCCAGGGCGTTGGTGGAAATAACCAGCGCTCGAAATTATAGGTCGGGCGCATTTTGAAAGGAACGTATGAGTATTCACGATTTTTTCTGTCTGCTAATAATTTTGATTTATTTCGTGTATCTTTTGGCTCCTATCAAGCATCCGTGTGATTATAACAGCTATCATAAATGGTGGATTGATCGTTCTAATTGGTTAAGCGCCCGACAGAAATCTTTTGTGGCGCGGTTTACATCCACCAATAGGCCAAGCCCAAAATGCTGAGTACAGCACTTCGGGCGAGTCGGCCTGAGCGTTATGCGCCATAGTCAACCGACCAAAAGAAAGGGCTGCGCATGACAGTATTAGAAAAGCTCGTGTATACCAAAGCTCGTTTATCCGAGGCGGAAAAAGCGTTGTCTACTGTGTCAGTGCTCTTAAAGGAGTGCATTATCGAGTATCAACAACGCGTCGCAACGTGTGGAGCGGTTGACAAAAGCGTGCAACAGGCCAAGGGATGCCAGCCGGGGAAGCGAAGTGAATAGCGTACCAGCCAGCACCCGTTGGCCGAACCGTCGTTGCACGCAATTTTGCGGCGACCATGTAAGGAGCAACAATGAATCTCGAAGAAGCAATTTCAACTGTGCGCGAGTTTATGGGGTCTTATACTGGTAACCATGGTGACGCGATGCGAATCATTGTTGCAGAAGTTGAGCGCCGCAAAACAGTTCGCTCCGCCGTGCAAGAACGCAAGGCAGAAATTCCGCCATGTCAGGGCTGCAAAGGGTATGGCATCGCGTGCGTTCAAGGTGCATTCCGTGGCGGCCGAATATGCGCGAGAGAGCGGGCGAAACATTCTGCCGTTGCGTAACCGTTGGCCGAAATAAACCGGCGAATGCCGGAATATCAACATAAACAAGAGGAGGTAGTGATGCGTTCGAAGAAAGTGGTTGGCCCGGTTGGTGACATGATCAAGGCAACGATGGGCGTTGCAGAGGCGGAGATTCTTGCATCGGCGATCGAGAACGATCCGTCGGCAACGGTGCAGGCGATCAAGGCGAGTCTGCGCGCGGCGGTGACGGGTCCGGTTGAGGTTCCTAAGACTCGGGCTCCGAAGTAGTGAGCGTGCCGATGATAGTGGCGGGGGACGGGAAACCGTCCTTCGCTTTTTGCTACGTGGAACACGCGTCAGTGTTGCGTTCGATAGAGATCGAACTCACGCGGATACGTGACCAACCCCGCCCGACAGAATGGGCACGTCAGCACTATCGGCTGACAACGGCATACGCGCGCCCTGGGGCATTCCAGCCGTACAAGTGGCAGGAAGAAATACTCGATGCGATTGCGGAATGCGATACGGTCATCCAGTGCGCGCCTACCCAGGTAGGAAAATCACTGATTGCAGAGGTGCAGGTCGCATGGTGCATTGATAATCTGCCGATGAATGGTATCGTGATCTATGCGAAGAAGGAAACCGCGTCGGATATGTTTGCGGATCGTATTCGCCCGATGATAAAAGAGATACCGACGATCAAAAAATACTGGTCGGGCAACGACGACGACTTGACACAGAAGAAAATGCGGTTGTCGCACATGTTTCTCCGCATTGGTTCGGCAGAGGTCCCATCAGACATCGCGACGTGGTCCTCGGGGTTGATTTACGCATCGGAAGTGTCAAAATACCGCAAAAAACGGGGCTGGAACCCGGTCGAATCACTGAAAAGAAGACAAGAAGCATACCGAATTATTGGTCGCCATAAGTCAATTATGGAGTCGTCGCCGCTGTTTTATGGTGATTGCCTGCACGAAGAGATGCAGCAATCGGGTGTTTTGAACCTAAAAGCATACCATCCATGCCCTCACTGTGGGCGTTTTCAGGTGCTTTCTATACGTCAAGTGAAGGAAATCGCGAATTCGAAGGGCGAAATGGACCACGACGCGGGGCGTATTTTGAAAGAAAACGCGGCTCGATACGAATGTGTGTCGTGCAAAAAAACAATTGAGGAGAAACACCGTATCGAGATGTGCGCGCGTGTGGTATGGGTGGCGGATGGTGAGAAAATCGAAGACGGCAAAGTCACGGCCCGAAAACCAGTGAAAGCAAAGTCTTTTCAGTATACGCGGTTCGTCGATTACTCGTTTACGTTTGCGGAGGCCCTGTCTCGGTGGTTTGCCGCGCAGAAGAAGGGAAGTGAAGCCGTGCAAACGTTCATAAATGAGGACATGGGGGAATTCTGGCAGGAAGAGACAATACAGATATCTGAGGATTTTCTCGCGAAGAAAAAAATGGCGTATCGTCAGTATGCGGCGGCGGAAATTCCGAATGAAGTGCTGACGCTGATTATCGGCTCCGACTGCCAGGATGATGGATTTTATTGGGTAGTGTCTGGGTTCGGGCGCGGCATGGAGAAATACCTTGCGCGGTCCGGATTTGCCGCGTGCGCGAAGGATGAAACCGAGGACGGCAAGGACCCGCACCAGTTGGCATACGAGAGATTCCGCGGGTCCGTGTTTGCTACACCATACCTGCGCAAGGACGGAACTGAACTCGATATCTGGTTCGGGTTCATGGACCGCGGTGGACATCGGCCCGAGGACGTCGATTACATCTGCAACCACATACCACAGATAAAACCATACATCGGAATGGCCCGCGTTGATTTCAAAAAGCCAGTTGTCGAACAGTCGTCGAATGGAATATGGTGGATGGGGCAGTCGATGATACTCTCACGCGAGGTAACGGCACTGATCGCGGGCGCTCGGTTCCACTTGCCGGCGGATGTGACTCAGGACTACCTCGACCAGGTGCGAAACGAGTACATCGAGCCGAAGGTGGACATCCACGGGAACAAAAAACTCGTGTACGTGAAGATCGAGCCGAATCACTACCGGTCATGCGAGAACTACGTGCACGCGGCATGCAAGGCGCAAGGTCTGGAGGCGCTGCTGTTCGATCCGTCAACGGTGGCAACGCTGACGAAGCGGCCCGAGTCGTTGACTGAGAGTGCGGAACCGGAGACTGATTCAGAAGACGATCGGTCCAGTTATTTCCAGGGTCGCAGGGGGAGACGTGTATAGGAGGACGTATGTGGGACAAAGCATTTTTGATAAATCTTGACTATAGAAAAGATCGATTAGAATTGACGCGATTAGAACTCGCTAAGTGGGGGATTGAATTCGAACGATATTCGGCAAACACTGCGAAAATTGGAAAAGATGGTTGTCGGTTGTCACACATAGGTGTCTTAAAAAAAAGTCTTTCCGAAAATGTCAGTCCGTTGATAATCGAGGATGACATAATCATATCAAATGACTATACGAATAGTTTTGAATACGTCCAGTCTCTTGAAAAAATAGATGATTGGGATTGTTTTTTCTACTATTGCGATCACTTGCATTCACCGGTAAGAATAAATTCTTGGGTACTTTTAGGGCCGACGTTTTGCACGCATTTCTACATTGTAAACAAAAATTCGATAAGTAAAGTATTGAAGGTTTTGGAGGGTGGAACAAGAAATTTGGATGATGCTTTTATATCTGCGCGAAAAGAACTACATATTTATTGTGCGTCAAGAAACTTAGTTTTTCAAAACACGGGTATTAAGTCGGATATCAGCGGGCGAACTCGGCGGAATGGAGAAATGGGTGGGTTGTTCATCAATCAGATTTGACTTCGTGGATCTCAGATCTATATATTGTATTTATGTGAGCACGCACCCTAACTTATAGGTAATAATGGCCACGAATAACGCCGTCCAGTCCACGGCCCACGAGCCCCTGCCGGAAGCAATTCAGGCATGGGGCTCGTTATTTTAGGGGGACACGATGACGCCAGAAGAACGTGCGATTGATATTGCGTCACGCGGGATTGCGTCGGTGAAGATCGGTGACCGGGAACACCGGTATATCACGCCCGCGGAGGCGCTTGCGGCTGCAAAGCAGATTGCCGCGGACGATCTCGACACGACATACGGGGGATTCCTCCCAGTGGAGTTCAACAAGGCATGAAAATCACTGAGCGCATCGGGAATTTTCTACTTAACGTGGGCGCGCGCGTGGGCGCAAACCTCGATCACCTGCCGCGTGCGCGTCGGATTTTCGATGAAATTGATCGTCGGATGTCAATGTACTACGATGCGGCATCGACGTCTCGCACTCGCAACGACTGGCCGACGGCAAACGGGAGTCCGTTCGATAATATATCCAAGGACCTGAAACGCATGATCGCGCGTTCGCGCGAGTCCTCGGATAATAACGGCCTTTCTGAGAACATCGACAACGTATTCCAGAGTAATATTGTCCATAACGGAATAAGGCCGCAGCCAACCGTGGAGTCGGCGCCGGGGACCCTGGCTGAGGACGTGAACACGAAGCTCGCCGAGGGATGGAAGCGCGCCAACGATCAGTGGGACCGCACTCGGAAGTCAACGTACTACGAGTGCCAGTCACTGATGCTGAAGACGCTGATAAACAGCGGATCAGTGTGCGTGAACGCGGTTCCGTCACACCGAAATGCGTTCCTCCCTGTGTCCTATCAGATTATCGAGCCCGACCGCCTCGATTTCTCCAAGGATTGGTTCGTAAAAGCCACGGGCCAGAATGAGCCGATGAAGCAGACGCAGTACGGAATCGATCTTGACGAATACGGGTCACCGATTCGGTACTGGATCGAGGGGATCAAGGAACCGATCTCCGCCGAGAATTTCAGTTGCCGCTTCCGTCGGCGCCGACCAGAACAGTATATCGGAGTGCCCTGGAAGGCACCTGTTCTGACCTCGCTGTGGGATCTGGGATCGCTGATGGAAGACGAGTTCACCGCATCCCGGATTCGGGCGATGATCGCGCTCTGGGTGAACAAAAACGATCTCCCTGCACTCGCGAAGGGCATGCAGAACAACAAAATTCAGTGGGAGCCTGCGCGGATCATGTACTCTAATACGAAGCCGGAGGTGGTCAGTGCAGGGACCCCGACCGGAGACGTGTTCGACCCGCTGACCAGGTTGTGCCAACGCTCGATCGCTATTGGAACCGGTCTCTCGTATCAGATTCTCACGAAGGACCTGCAGGGCATGAATTTCGCGGCCTCGCGCGCGAATATTCTCGAAGACCGGCGCATTTTCCAGATGATACAGAAGTGGTTCTCGAAAGAGGTTTGCCAGGTTGACTATGAGAACTTCGTGAAATGGATGTTCCTGTCTGGCAAGATGGCCCCGCTCTCGTATGCGGACTACCTCGCGGACCCGTGGACGTACAACCAGTGCCATTGGCAGATGCCGGGATGGGATTGGGTAGACCCCACGAAAGACGCCAAGGCAACGATTGACCTCTACGCGAATAAAATGACAACGCTCTCGGATCACTACTCGTCAAGGGGCAAGGACTGGCGTTCTGAGCTAAGACAGATTGCTATTGAGCAGACGTTCATGGACGGACTCGGGCTAAAAATGCCCTTACAGTTGGAAGCTGAAGCGGCGCAGGCCGCAGCGGATACTCAGGATCAGACCGACGAAGGCGCAGATGAAGCAGCCGCGCGTGCGCTGATGGAAATCAAGCCGATATGATCGTCGCGAAACCATTGACGTTGACCGACGCGAAAGCGATAAACTCAACCCGGATATACGGGGGACACGATGCCGACACTGAAGTTTCAGATGAAGAAAGAGTCAAGCGGAGAACTCGAAATACTCGTGCACGACGAAATCGGGTCGTGGGGGATCTCGGCGAAAGACTTCATCTCGAAGCTCAAGGAAGAGCCGAAGGCGAACGGAATTCACTTGAGAATCAACAGTCCGGGTGGTGAGGTTTTCGAGGGTAACGCGATTTACAACGAGTTACTGTCCTATGGAGTGCCGATTCGCGTGACTATCGACAGTCTCGCGGCGTCAATGGCGTCGGTGTTGGCCATGACCGCTGATCCCGGGAAAATCGCGATGCCAGAGAACGCGATGTACATGATTCACAACCCGCTGATATGGATCGGCGGGGATGCGGAGACACTGCGGAAGTACGCCGATGTCCTTGACAAACTGAAGGAGGGGATTCTTAGTGCGTACATGAGGCATGCGAAGAATACAACTCGTGAACAGATGTCGGCGATCATGGATGCGGAGACCTGGATGAGTGCAGCCGAGGCCAAAGAAATCGGATTTGCGGACGAGATCCTGAACCCAACAGAGAAGGAGGACCCGAAGAATTCAGCGCGGGCGAGGGTTGCGGAATGCAAAGTCAAGGTGTTGGCCTTGGTGAAACCTGAAAACAGACCAGAACCAAAAACAGTTCCACCCATAACGAAGGAGTCCTGTATGGTGTTTGACAAAGACGGAAACCTCGTCGATGAGACCGGAAAGGTCATCAAGACGAAGGCACAGCTCGAAGGCGTGACCGCGGAGGCGCGCGCGAAGGAAATCGCCGAGGCCCAGGCCCAGGCGCGAAACGACGAACACAAGCGAATCACCGCAATCCGCGCCATGTGCGCCGGCCTCGCGGGATGCGACGAGACGTTCGTCAACGAACTGATCGCGCCGACCGTGACGATCGAGGCCGCACAGTCGAAGGTGCTGGAGAAGATCCGCGCAGGCATGACGGGTGTTGGCGTGAGTGTTGGCGTCGACGAGACCGACAAGGTCCGTGGAGGGCTGGTGAACTCGATTCTCGTTCGCGGCGGGAAAGAGAACGACCCGAAGAAGGTTCAGGAGTTCCGATCAAGTGAGATGGCGGGGATTATCGGTTTCCAGGGCATGCTGCGCTTCCTCGGCAAAAGGGCCGGCGTTGCGAATGCGGAGTCCTGCGACGTCGGTGGCCTGTTCAAGGCATTGCTGGGTTACGAAGTGGCGGGCATCCGACCGAAGATGGGCATGGGAATGAACACGAACGACCTGAACTCCGTGCTCTCGACGGCAGCGAATTCGATCGTGTTGAAAGGCTACGGCGAGGAGACCACGACCTATCAGCGGGTTTCTCGGAATATCACACTGTCGGACCTGAAGCAGGCCGACATGTACAAGACAAGCGGGTCGCCCGACGTGCTTGAGATTCCCGAAGGCCAACCGCCCAAGCTCGGCGTGATCTCGGATAAGACAGAACACGCTCAGCTCAAGAAATGGGGCCGCGCGTTCTCCTATACCGAGGAGATGGCGATCAACGACCGTCTCGACCAGCTCACGGACCTGCCCTACAAGTTCGGGCGCGCGATCGCTCGCGAGATCAACGACCGTTTCTGGCGGACACTGCTCACCGGCAACGGTCCGACGCTCAACGAGACAGGCCGTGCGCTGTTCAACGCCACCGACGGCAACCTGGCCGCTGCTGGCGCGGCGATCTCACAGACGACCCTCACCGCGGCGTTTGTTGCGATGCGTCGCTTCCCTCGGCTGGCACCGGACGGCGGACAGTCCCGCACGACCCGCCTGAACATGCCGCCGAAGCTGATCGTGACCGGTGCTCGGAGCGAGTGGACTGTGCGTCAGTTCACCTCAAACGTGTATGTGCCGTTCACCACGCCTCCGGCAAACGTGAACCCGATGACCGACAACCTGTTCCGACAGGGTGGGAGTATGGGTCTGGAGCCGGTCATCGAATCGCTGGTCGACGACCTGATCCCGACCACGAACGGCTATCTGCTCGTGCAGGACCCGATGGCAATCGACCACGCGCTCACTCTCTCCCTGGCAGGCCGCGAGGCTCCCCAGACACAGAGCAAGATGGGGGGGGCTGGTGAAGTGAAGGGTCTGATCTTCGACATCGAGCACTTCTTCGAAGTCGCATTTGTCGACTTCCGCGGATGGTACAAGAACATCGGCGTGTAAGCAGGAAAAGCGAGGGCACCCGTTTTCTCTTGAAACTGAAACTCTAACCAGGAGGTAGTATGACGATCCGAGTAGATGAGGCGTTTCTCGTGGGGTCAATCGACCAGCACGAGCAGATCACGGTGGTGAACGACGACGAGGCAAAGACACTCGTTGATGGCGAGGTGTTCCACGTCCACAATTCCGAGGGCAAGACCATCGGAATGGTTGCGCGTGGCGATCTCGCAATCGGCGGCGCGGGCGAGGCGCAGATCAAGGGCGAGTTCGCGTTCAAGAAACGCGCGGGCGTGACGTTCGCGGCACTCGACCGGATCTTCTGGTCCCGCGGGCATAACGAGGCTGTCACCCGTGCGCTTGCCAAGGCCGGTGACTTCTTCATCGCCGAGTGCACGCTGGCCGCGACGAGTACTGATGGGTACGTGCGCGGTCGCTTGGGCGAGCCCAAGGACAACGACTCGCTGAGCGTGAGCGCATCGATTTCGAGCGGTTCCGATTCATCGAACTCGAATTCGAACAGCGTGTCCGTGTCGGTGAGTTCCAAGTCTAGCCAGTCGAATTCGTCCGGTTCGGATGTCTCGAGGTTCTCCGCGTCCTCGAACTCGGATATTTCGACGAGTTCGAACTCCGATTCGTCCAGCTCGAAGTCGGTCTAACCGAGAGGGGGAGGGCAACCTCCCCCTTCTTTCTTCTACCTCGGGGGCACCGTGGCGTTTGACATTACTCAAGAGATGACGGATTTTCGAGATATCGAACTCGCGGAATTTGGCGAGTCCGTGACGTACAAAAACGGACTGACCAACGTCTCGAAGTCGATTCTCGCCATCCGTCCGTCTATTACGATGGCGCAGATGAAGCCCGACCGAACCTCGTTCAATCAGATCAAGACCCGCATGGATTTGCTCGTGTCGCGTCTTGACGTTAAAGAAGTCCACAAAGGCAAGGACTCGATAACCCTGAAGGTCGAACCCGACGACGGGGTGGCCAAGACGCTCATGGTCACGCACTGCACCGACGAATACGGGGCATGGAGACTCGGACTCGTATGATGCAAGATGTTCTCCCAGTGTTCAGGGGCAAGGTCTACGGTGCAAACCGCGTCGCGTATATGATGGGATTTGCGCCCAAAGAGATGTCGAGGGCCGTGTTCATCGGGTTCCTCAAGACCCGGGACCAGTTCATCGGGACATCGAAGAAGAAAGGCAACGTCTCCGGACTCGTTCGTCGCCGCATCGAACGCCGCAAGAATTGGGGTGGGAGAATATCGCCGACACAGAACTCCCCGACATGGACTCGGCAATTCTCGGGACTCCTGAAGGGCAAGGTTGACGGCAACATGGAGCTCATGAAGACGCTGAGTCTACACATGGGTGTTCTCTATCGGACGAAACGCGACATCAATCAGGCGATGGAAGGCGTTATCGAGGGCCGACGGATCTCGGCCAAGGGCTCGATGCTCGTGTTCCCCATATACGCGAACCTCCAGCGTGTTGGCGTGATGGCGAAGACCGGCGACTCGGTTCTTGAACTGAAGCGATACGAGGCAATGGGCACGATGTTCGTGTTGCAGCGAGGTACGAAGACGTTGTTCTATGACAAGGACCTATGGGATCACGGTGACCGAAAAAACGCGCTGATGTTCATCGGTGTTCCGTCTGTGACTATCAAAAAGCAATTCGATTTCTACGAACAGTGGGCCGGGTTCTCGGCGCGCGCGAATCGCCTGATAGAGGCCGCTGTGGATCGTGGCGTAAAACGGCTCGAACGAAAGAATTTCGGATGAATGCACTTGCCGAGAATTTTCTCTTCGCAGCCGAGGCATCACAGCCGAAGTGCGCGGTGCTGATATCGAAGCGCTGGTCGGCTACAGTGCTGCGCAATAAGTTGGACCGCGTGACGATATGGGAATGTGATGAGTCGATTGTCGAGGGGTGGAATGGTACGCAGCCGGATGCAGAGGATTGGGAGGAGAATTTCTCAATCAGCCCGAACCATGACGGCATCCACCATGGATACGCCGAGGCTGTCGAGTGGTTTCTGCGGGCACTCATCGACACCGAGAAGGCCGCGAAGAAGCCGGTGACCGAGGTGGGCCACTCACAGGGCGGCGCTCACGCCATGGTATCGGCGTTCTACAAGCGCAAGCAGGCCGGTATGCGCTCTGCAGGACCGCACAGCTACGGCGCTCCACCGTGGGCCATGGATGAGGCGTGCGTGCCCTCCGGCGTGCGCGTGACGTGTGGGCGCGATCCGGTGCCGTGCGACAGGCTGGCGTGGTTGCCGTTCTTCAGGCGGATCAAGCGGATTCCGAGGACCCACCTGGTCGGGTGCCCCGGCGCGCGGCGGCTCTGTATTCTTGATCACGACTACATCGTCTATGCGCGCGGGCTCGCTCGGTGGTGCGCGAATATCGGCGACGTCGAAGGCGAGCGCAAGATGTACCAGCTCATGGAAGTATGCAGCCAGCAGTGGCGAAAACTGGAAGGAGTCTGACATGGCCAACTCAGTTAAGCGCAATGCATCGAAGGGCCTCTCTGTAACACTGGCGACGGCATTGGCTGGCATCATCGTTGAGTTGTTCTGCGCCAAGGTTTACGCGCTTGACACTGAAGCCAAGGTTGCTCTCGTGGGCGCAATCACTGGCGCACTGATAGCAGCGGTGGACGCAATCAAACATCGAGGTTGACATGGCCTCAGAACTTGTCAAACGACAATGGGACTTTGCGCGTATGCTGCCCTTGCTGCTCACGAAGGCGCATGCGCTGGGCTTCGAGGTGTCCATGGGCGAGGCTTGGCGCATCGGTGATACGCGCTGTCACGGGGCCAGGCTGGCGGTGGACTTGAACTTGTGGAGTCGTGACGGGGTGCTGGTAACGGATACGGAGACGCACCGACCACTTGGGGAGTTCTGGGAAAATATCGGCGGATCGTGGGGCGGGCGGTTCAAGAAAGCGGATGGGAACCATTACTCTTTGGCATACAACGGGAAGAGGTAGCAACGATGGAAAAATGCGACGATCACAGCGAGCATTGCAGTCGGATGATACGCGCCGAGCGTGACATACAAGACTTGTGGAAAGGCATTGACGGGCTGCGTATCATGTTCATTTCCACTATGGGCGCGGTCGCATTGCAGACAATTTTTTTCTTCGCTGACAAGGTGCTGAAATGAAGACCAATGGATATTTCGAGAACCTGCGCGGCTGGCAGATGGAGAATGGCCACATTCTGTCGATGTCACCCGACGCCAAAGCCGAGCATGTGGTTGCCGAGGGTGATCGCCTGAAGAAGATCACCGACGACGCAGCAATCGAAGCGGCCAAGCCGAAGCCCCTGCCAGACCTTGCCGGGGAGTTGATTGCTACGATTGATCAACTGCTCGTCGCCGGTGCGCCTGCCGTTTGGGTAAAAGGCGGAATGAAAAAGGTGACAGACTACCTCAAGACAAAGGGCATTGAATAATGACACTCGGAGAACGCATGTACGCGGCACTGCCGAATTTCGAGCGACCGACGGAGGTTGTGCGCGACCGCTCCGTGCGGTGCGCGGGCACAGACGTTGAGGATCAGTGCTTACGGCCTTCCTCACCGTGGGACCCGGATATGATTACGATTTGGCAGCATGAACGAGAGGTGGGATAGCATGGCAATCTATCGCAGCAAAAATACAGGTGTCGCGACAGGCGGCAACGGCTCGGACTTCACCACCAACGCCTGCGGCACCATTGCCGAAGCTTCTGCCGCTGCCGTTGAGACGCGCTGTCTCGCCTCCACCGACACCGTGATGGCGGGCGTGAGCATCGGCTACCTCAAGGGCACTGCTGCGGTTCCCAACCGATACCTTCCGTTTACAGCGGGCAACCTGTCGAGCTATGCGGCGTTGATTGATGCATGTGAAAGTGGGTGGGTTGCTGGTGGAAGTGCAGATGTGGCTACTCCGACATATACTACAGGTGTTATCAAAAACGGAACAGCCAATAAGCTGACACTCACATTCGACGCGACTCCGAAAACTACCACGTTACAGGCGTACAAAGTAGTCTCGAATCTCTCTCTTGCGGCGTTCCAAAACATTTGTACGTGGGTTACGGCAACCGTTGGAACTCTCCCGGCCAATTCTCTTGTTATCAAGCTATTCACTGGGAACGACGGCGCTACGGGAGAAGTTGGGTCGATCAACCTTGCTGAAGCACAGGCTGCACTCTCAGCCAACAACGCACTTACACTCAACAACGGCGCAGCACTTCCGAATGGCGTCAATTCAATTGCCATCTACACTGGCACTGTTGCTCCTGCCGCTTCATCGGTTTGGAAGTTTGACACCTTCTACGCCACAGTCGCAGGCTTCGATCTCAACGCCGTGCTCCACAAGCCGTACAACACCAAAGGCCCATGTTGGACTCCGAATACCAACTATGCGCTCAATGCGGTTATCGTTCCCTCGTTTGCTGCACGTACTCCGCTGGTGTTCAAACAGGTCAACCCCGCTGGTGGAGTATCAGCAGCAACCGAGTTCTTCACCGATGCGGACGGCCAGTCAAAAGTCATCTGGGACAAAGCCTACCTCCCAGCGATGGGTGACTTCGCAGCGCAGCGAGTGACTGACGGCACCTGTATTTGGGAGTGCCAAGGCGACGATGAGGCGTTCTACTTCATGTCAATCAAATCACTCGACGTAGCCGGAAACCGCATCGAGGTAGACAACCACCCCGCCAACGTGGGCGCTGCTGGACGTGGCTACTACGGCACCGATGAGACGGCTGGGCTGGCTTTCTCAACACCCTTCTTGTATCCCATGGCTGCGGCTGCGGCTACTGTGATGGACAGCGTGGGTGCAAGTGGCACCGACGCAGCACCGAGGTTGATTAGTGGTGGCTGGACCTCGCCCGGTGGCGTTGACACTGTGACGGGAATGACGTGGATTTCTGGGCGGAATGGGTTGGGGTATGGGTTGCAGAATAGCGGTAAAAATTCAGTCAAAGTAACTGGTGGAATTTTTTGGTCTCGATTCGATAGAGTCGAATTCTCTGGAAATATTAATTGGTCACTTACAAGAATGATCGGGACGATTGCGTGTACAACGTCCGGTTTTAGAATTGCTCATTCTGGATTGGCAATAGTCCAGCAATGCTTTTCAATGAACTGTGGCGCTTCTTTGGGGTTCGCAATATTTAGTGGTGTTGGCACTCGTGCTTCGTTCGGGAATAAAATCATAGGAAATCTCAATGGCGGTGTGGGTGCTCTTCCGTCATTCAACGGCGCGATGCTTCGTGGTACACTGTTTGCCAATATGGGTAACTATGGACTGACGTGCGTAGACTCGGTGTTTGTCAATACAGTGTTCTATAATAACGCATCTGGGGACGTACAGCACCAAGGCAGCACTTCAGGTGGAAAATTCTTACGGTTTTCTACAAACTCATCTGTTCCTGTGGCAACGGTAGGCGCATCCATTTCGTATGGAAACAAAACACTCATCCAGAACTTCAACGGCGTCACCGGTGACAACCGGGCATATTACCCGTCGATGGGCCAAGCAACTTACAACAGCACGACGCACGTGTGGACCATAGCGGTCAACTCAGTCAACGCCACGCAGCAGATTCCGATGCGGCATAAGGTGGGCGTTATTTCCTGCCGTGTTGCCAACGTGCCATACACGATTAGCCTGATTGTCAATCCAACGAACGCCGCTCTCGTGGCGCAACTCAAGATCCTCGGCAACACGATTGCAGGCGTGTCCTATGACCTATACTCCGCATCCTCTGGCTCTGGTGCACAGACGCTGACCATTTCATTCACGCCGCTGGAGACTGGGCCTGTCGAGGTGTATCTCGATTGCTACCTGACAAATACCACTCTCACGTATACGCTCGCATACGACCTCGACGATCTGAGTGCGACACAATCAGCAGTGGCAATGCGAATACGCGCCATCGGAGACGAGCTTTTCGGCGATGAGCGGGTGATGGCGGAACAGACAGCGACATTCCCGGCGGTCGGCGCAGTCACTACCCCCGCCATCGGTGGTCCTGCCTCGTGGGGATATCCCGACGGATCGACGCTCGGGCCGGGCGTATACGACAAAATCTACAACGCAGCCGACGAAATAGCGCGGAACACGGACCCCGGTGTGGGCAACGTGCAAGCTCCGACCGCGTACAAAATTCACAACGCGCCACTGATTGGCACGCTCGGTGTGGTGTCTGTATCCTCGCAGTCCTCGCGCTCTGACTCATCGTATTCGCATTCGTCGTACTCTGACTCATCGTCGTCGGGTTCCGATTCAGTATCCGTCAGCTCCGGCTCAACGTCGGTCTCCTCAGACTCCTCGCCGTCATCGTCTTCGCTGTCCCTCGAAGGCGACTGCATCCAGGCGCAGATCACGGCGAAACTCAAGGCACTACTCGAAACCGTGACCACGGCGAACGGCTACCACTACGACGTTGCAGCCGTCGAGCAGGCCCGCAAGGTCCTCGAAGTCAACAACCGCTGGCCGTTCATTCTGCTCTGCGAGAACGAGCCCGAGACGGATTCAGACCTCGTGATACGAACCATCGACTACATCGCGTGGTTCTTCGGCACGCAGGACGACGAACTCACGGCCGACAACGTCAAGGACCACGACAACGAAATCGCGTTCCATAACCGAAACGCAATCGCGGATATCACGAAGGCCATCAACTCGAATATCTATCTCGACGGATTCGCGGAAAACGTCGAGGTCGAGCCCGGCACAAACGATCTTTACGTTGACGGCAATACAACCCTGTTCGGGGTCTGGTGCCTCGTGCGGGTGACAACGAATATCGACAGTACCGACCCCTACAAACTGAGGTGAAAGGAGTCCGCCATGAGTGCAGAGAAACTGAACATGTGCCTTTTTGAGAAACAGGTGCACATCAACGTGCCGTCGACGACCCTCGGAGCCAATGACTTCCTGGACGTCATCGAGGCCGCGAAATTCGACATCTCACCGGAAGCCGAGGACGATGCCCGTGGCTCGTCGGGGTTCGACAACTACGCGCCTACCATCGGGCGCACGACCGCGGAAATCTCGCTGATGTTCGCGCTGTACTCGCTGGGCTCGCGCGACCCCGACTTCGTGCGCTGCCTGCAATGCGCGGGCTGGGAGCGGGTTCTCGACCATCCGTTCCTCGTGCTGCGGCCTTTCTCCGAGATCACCGACGCCGGCACGCTCTGGGGATATCGCGGTGGACCCGGTTCCCAGAAATCGACGCTGGAGAAATATGGCAACATCATGTTCGACGGCTCCCTGAAGCTGGAGACGGGCAAGCGTGGCACGCTGACGCTCACCGGCAAGGGCAAGCCCGTCGCGCTGCCGGTCCTCGCCACGATGCCCGACATCGACGCACAGCGGGAACGTGAGGCCGCGCCCGCTCTCAAGGCGGCAACGGTGACTATTATGGGCAAGGCCTACAATTTTACGACCATGGAATTCACATTCAACCAGGGCGTCGAGGCGGCACCGGACCCCACAGACGCATTCGCGGGCGGTGAGACCGAGATCACAGAGCGCCGCATCGATTTCGCGACGACCGTGTATCTCAAGCCAACGACAACGCTGATCCCGCACGCGGACATCTACGCTGGCACGCAGGCCGAGATTCACATTCAGTGGGGCAAGAATCACGCGTCGCCGGGAGAGTTCGACCTCGAAGTCTGGGCACCGAACTGCGTGCTCAAGGACGTGAAGAAAGGCGCAAACAACGGCATCGATACCTGGGAGATCAAGGGCACCGTGGTGCGCAACGAGATCGAGATCCGCATCAACAACGGCACCACGTCGTCATACTCGTCGGTATCCGCGTCCATGTCATCGGACTCGAATTCGTCATCGTCACAGTCGTCGAACTCGGATTCGTCTTCGTCAATCTCTGTCACCCCGTAACCTGAGAGGAAAGCGAGGGCATTATGATTATTGTTTCACCGTCGTCGAAGCTCGAAAAAACCATCGGGGGGATTGCATTCATCTGCAACCCCCCTGTGGGTGAGATCGAGATCCGCATCATGAAATGCCTCGACAACGGGCCGTACAAAAAGGCCCGCAACGAGGTTGACGCGGAACTCAAGACCGCAGGGAAGTCAAATCTCTCACCAAAGGCATACGAGAAACTGGTCCGCGAGAAAATCACGGCACTCGAAGAGAACGAGCGCTATGACGGGTTGACGAAAATGGATACTGCAATCGACATCGCGCTTTGCGGATGGCGCGGAGACGGAGTTCCCGAGTTTCCCGCCGACGGGCGTCCGTCTCAGTACCTGCCGATTGTTGTCAAGCAGGAGTTATTCTCGTGGTACCAGGAGCAATTCATTTTGCCACGAGACGACAAAAAAAACTGATAGCGGCTCTCCTCTTCGCTACAGACCCAGTGTTCCGGGCCGCGTATAACTGTGAATCGTGTACGCCGGAAACAAAGGAGGAGTATGGGTGTGGAGGGCCGCCCAGAACTGACACAACGATCTGGCGCATCGATTTCTGTCTTGACTGTAACGGGACTGATATCGAGTGTCCAACGTGTAAAGGGAGCAATGCCACCTCGGTCCCGTCGTGCCCTCGCTCGGGTATCGAGATGTGGGTACAAACATTGCTCCCGTATTTTTTTGAATGGTGGCAACGTCCAGAGTCTGGGTGGCCGTTTGGAAATAGGTCTCGCGCAGGACAAACCGTCCAGTTAGTGAAGGCGTTCGAGGTTCTGTCGAGACAGATGCAGACAAGGGAGGAGCGCAATGTCAAATAAAATCGAGATCATCATACAGGCGGTTGACCAAGCCACGGGTACCATGAACGCGCTCCGTGGTCGCGTCCAAACTATGGCTAAGAGCATCGGCGAGACGTTCTCGAAAATCGCGACTCTTCCGAATCTTATCATGGGAGCAGGAATTTACAAACTCGGAAAATCGTTCATAGAAGCTGCCGACAAAATAGAAGTTTTCAGGGTTCAGCTTCTTGTGGTATCAAAAACGTCAACTGAAGCTGATGAAGCGCTATCAGCTATTCGCGAATGGGCGCGCGTTTCTCCTTTGGAAACCGAGGACGTGGTGCAGGCATACGTGCGGCTTCGTGCAATCGGGATGTCACCAACTATGGAGCAGATGAAAGTTCTCGGAGGCGTTGCGATCATGTTCCACCGTAAATTGACTGACACGCTTGGCGGATTCGTGGGGCTTAACACGCGAACATTGCGCGAGTACGGAATTGAAATTGATAGAACCGGAAAACAGGCCGTTATTCAATCAGGAAACATAACGAAGGTTGTCAAGAAGGACTCCGCATCTATCCGTCAAGCGCTGATAGAGCTATGGGCTGAACGATTCCCTGGCGCACTGGAAAAGGCCAGTGAGACGTTTGGCGCAAAAATGGAGATATTGCGAAGCAATCTTTTTGAGTTTAAGGCACAGGTCACAGACCTTTTTATGCCTATCCTCGGAGCAGCTGTCGATTCTATAAGCTCAAAAATATCTGCCCTCATGCAGCACATACCTACAATCGTAATCGCGTTCGCAAACTTCTTTCGCGTTCTCGAACTCGGGTTTCGCGGGATAGTCCTTGCTGCTGCGGCTATGGAAATGAATGTTGCGGCGGTCTTGAACGAGGTCATACAAACCGTTATCAGTTCGACGAAATTTCTGTTTAGGAACCTCGAATCTATCATTGCCACAATGCAGGGTGTCCTCGAAAAGCTGATGATGGCCAAGTGGGTGCCAAAGGCAGCCAAAGATGACATCTGGGACGCGTATCGAGCACTGAATGCGGTGAATGGAGTTCTTGTTAAGTCAACTGATACTTTGACCGGATGGGGCGAGGTGTCGAAATCGGTTTTTGAAGAGTTTATGGGTGGATTCATCGCCGACGGTAAAGCCATGGAGGATGCGTGGATAAAGTGGGAGAACGTAATCAACAAAGCGAAATCATGGAAATCTCCTATCGGAGGTCAACTTAAGGGGACTGGAGAACTCGGAGGACTTGGCGGCGAAGACCCTACAATGGCGAAGAAGGAAAAGGAAACGACGCAGGATTGGGGAACTATCCGCGAACGCGATCTTGCACAGCAGAAGTCATATTACGACATGCGTGAGGCGCTGGCGGTTACGGCACAGGAAAAAGAGTTCGAGCGATACCTCAAGGAGACGACTGAATTTGCGAGTAGCAAAGACGCTATGTATCTGACTGAGGAGCAGTTCCAAAATCGCATGAACTCGTTGAAAGCCGTGCACGCTGCAAATCGAAAGAAGATCGATGAAGACGAGATGCGGTCGTCATTCGAAGCCCATGCAACTACTACTTCGGCCCTGATGAACCTCGGCGAGATGGCGCTCTCCAACAACAAAAAACAGGCGAAAAAAAACCGCGACATCATGATCGCGATGGCGATCATCGACGCGGGCGGGGCGGCGGTGACGGCGGTGTACTCGGCGATGAAATCAGGCGGGAACGTATACCTCAACATCATCAGAGCAGTGGGCGCCGTGGCGTCCATCGTGGCCATGACGGCGCCGCGAATTGCCTCAATGCAAAATCAGTCGTTCTCCACGGGTACCTCGTTCGCGCCCGGCGGCGTTGCCCGCGTTCACCAGGATGAGACCATCTATCTCCCGCGTGGGTCCCGGGTCGAGACTGCGCGCGAGTCCCGGAGCGGCGGCAACATCCAGGTGAATTTCAACGCACCCGTAACCCGTGAGAGCCTGCCGGACATCAAGCGCGAACTCCGCACCCTCGGCCAGGCTATCAAATCAGGCATCCGGGGCGGACAGATTCGACCCTCACAGATTGGACTTGCAACCGCATGAAATCAACCATAACTCTCAGCCGTGGCGCGACGGCTATCGAGATCAATGCGCCGATCTACGGATACTCATCGCGCATCCTCATGGCTATCGAGTTCACGCGGCGCGCGGACGGGAAAACGGGGCGGTTCGACAAAGGCCGAGAATTCGACACTCGGTTCTGCGAGGCCGCATTCTCGTTGCCCGAGGTCCAGGCGGGGCTGCTCACGGATTTCCTCAAAACCGATGCCCGCGGTGCCGAGTTCCAGCTCCTCGCCCACGACCATATCAACCCGTTCGGGCCGGATCTGGCCGGCGGGGATCGGCGGTTCATGGCCAGGTGCACCTCCCAGGACCTGGGCAACGCAGGCGCGGCCCCGTGGCGGCACTTCTCGCCGAGGCTGACGTTCGCTATGTCCAGCGCTCCCCCGTGCTCTCTGCCGGAGAAACGCAGCCAGGGCGGCAACATGGTGATCGACGGCGTCTCCGGGTTCCGGCACCCCGAGGAGTGGCCCGAGGTCGACACCGAGTATGCAGTCGTCACCGTGGTCGGCAACGGCGGGCTGGGCGCAGCGGCGGATCTCACGGACGGCGGGGACGCCTACACGTCCACGATCACCGCGACCTGCAACGAGTCCATGGCGGCGCGGCTCGTGCACCAGCTCACACAGATCACGCGCGCGAACACGTTTCTCATAGAGGTTGCGGACGGGGAGTATCTGTTCGGGCGGGATGCAGGTGCGTCGGGCACATACTACGTGGAACTCGCGTCTCCCGAGATCGTAGTCTCGCACGTCGCGCTGGATCGCTACGCGGTGCAGTTTGTGGTTCGGTTGCGCGCGATTGCATCCGTATCGGATTCGTCACACTCGAATTCCTCGCAGTCATCGACCGAGGTTTCGTCGTCCTCGGATTCGTCGTCGGATTCGCTGTCGTCGTATTCGAATTCCTCGTCGTCGGGGTCCGTCTCTGGCAGTTCGGATTCCTCGGTATCGCGGTCATCATCGTCCGACTCGGTATCCCACTGGGGCTCAATCTCCTGGTGGGACCCGCCATATTAGGGGGCACAATGCAAGCAGTTTATGGATACCGAATCTACACTGAAACGACTGAGAACTCGAACGCGATCGGTCTCTACTCGGGCCAGATTCGCTGGCTGGAGTCAGAACTCGCGGGGCTGGCGGAGCCGTGGAAAACGATTCTCGTTTCTGGTGTCTCAGCGGCGACAGACGATGGGCTCGACACGCGCCTGGGCGGTGGTGTTGCTGAGGTCGGCGGCTTCGATCTTGTCGTTGACAACACGTCACAGATTGCACAACGGCTCGACACTCTCGGCATTGTGCTCACCGGCAAACGCTGCGAGAAAATCCGCATCGACCCATCGAACATGCGCGAGTACGTCGAGTTCACCGGGTACTGCGAAGACGTGAAGTGGAACGAACGCGAGATGCAGATTCCCGTGAAGGACTGTCGTCTGAAACGCGATGCCGTTCTCGCAACTGTGATCTCTACGGAGAACCGACCCAACGCATCGTCGGAAATCATCGGCGGCGTGATCCCTGTCACGTATGGCGAGATTGATAAAGCCAAAATGGTGCGGACTGCGAACAAGAAAACGAATTGGGAGAATCCCGCATACGGGCACTACAAATCAGTTTCACTGCCGTTTGGATTCGCGTACACGATCATCGGCTCTCCGACCTACCCATACGGTCTCAGTGTTTTCCCTGTTGTCGGCAAAGGCGTAACGCCAACACGCGAGTACAAAATCCAGCTCGCGGGCTCCGACACCTCTATTCAGTGGACGAAGAACGGAGCACCGTTCACGAGCGGCACCGTGTGGTTGTCGGAACTCAATGGGAAGTATCTGTATGTGGTGTCGGGTGACGGTTCTGGGCAGTATCGTCGCATCGAAGTCGCGTGGTGCAATCTGAGCGTGCCGACCGCGGCGAAGCCAGTTACAGTGATCGTTAATGACTATTTCAAAGAGGAGCCGATTGGGAACCTGACTGGCGACGAAAAAACCAACGTCGACGGAGAGAATGGAAGCAATTCATGGGTTCAGATAGTTGATATCGAGAGAGAATATGAGGCCGACATTTCCGAACTCAAGAACTTCACCGACGAGGATGGAACGGTGATCACGGCCCCGGATGCGTTGGGCCTTTTTTCGTTCGATTCTCCCAAGTCTGTGAACGTCGCAACTCTCAACACATCCGTATCCGTCATGCAGAAGCCGGTAGGGTTCTTCAAACTCCCAGAATATGCATACACTGAAGCAGCGGCGGCCCTCAAGAACGCCATAACTATCGACGCGAAACTGTTTGACGATAACCCTGACCAGATGAATTCATTCACAATTCTGCCAGTATCAGGGCTCGAAACTGTCAAGAATTCCAGCTTGGCTTTTTTCGATGCCGCAGGGGAAACATATTGGAAGAAATTTATACCGGCCACCAATACCCACGCGTTGATCGGTGGATACTACCGCAAAGACAACACCTCCGCACCGGCATATCTCAGGGGGACGCTTTCGGTTTCCGGCGCCTTGGCCGACGTGATTGACAAAAACCAAGCAACGTATTTCCAACACAAAAACCATTGGGATGCAAGCACTGAGATATCACAGGACGGAACCTATGCAAGGGCAATCCGTTTGATTCTCCCAAGGCTGGCGGGCGTGTTTGAGTGGGATAGTTGCTACATGATGGTAGATGCGGAGTGGGCGCCGGATATTCGGAACGCTGGCCCTATCTACCCGATATTCACTATCAGGTATCGAAGGTTTCTTGGGCCTGCTATTCAGTGTTTCGAAGACGGCGACTCAAACCCAAGTTTCAACGTATACGGCATTCCTGGGTTGACTGATCCTTCTCGGATGAAAAACGCTCCCGACTTCTACTACGACGCTGACATTGATAAAAACCTGGCGTTCTATTGGGAGACGGGACGCGAAGATATCCGGCGCTATGGATTCTCGAAATTTCTCCTCACCGGCATTCAATCCGACGATGATTTCAATTCCATAGCCGACGTCACTATAGTCACCAAGACCGGCAAGGACGTGATGGGGGCACTAAACACTCCCGCCCATGACGACAATTTCAAACTCTACGAAGCGGGAATTCTTTTCCGAAAATCCGTCTCCATCCAAGACGCCATCTACACGGGGATACGCGGACGAATCCGCGGCACGGCATGGCGCGCGGGACGCCCGGCGACAGACCTACTCGACGACCCTATCGATATCGCTGAGGACCTGCTGCGCCGACAGAACTGGTCGGAGACCGGTGACACGGAAACGCCCGGCATAGAGCAGGCACCACACGCAAAAATCAATATCAAAACCACGCACGGGGGATTCGAAGCCCCGTCCCTCGACACACCGCGTGGCATGGTTGCGGCCCGGCAAGTGCTCGAATACGACGCGTCACGAACATCGAAACTCCTGAACTCGCTCTGTCGTGAATTCTTCCTGATCCAGTATCGGGAGTCGAACGGCAGCGAGTGCATCACGTATTTCCCGGAGCGGGATTCGGAACCGTCGATACGCAGAATCACACTCTCCGACGTTCCCGCAGGTGTTGACATTCCCGACGTGCAGGCACCGAGTCCGTCTGACGTGTTCTGCTACGACATCAACCTGAGATACAAGCGCAACTATGCATCCGTGTCGTTCGACGGCTTGCTCTCGATCACGCACACGGACGCGGCCACATACGATCCCGCATACGTCACGGGCTACGATGGCGGATACAAGCAAGCAATATGGGAACGCGCGCACCAGCTCTATGTGAAATACCGACGTCAGGAAAAACCACCTGCCGAACTCGTTGAACTCGAATGGCACCGCACTGTTGACGGAGCGGCGTGGTACATCCGCAACCTTCTGAACTGGTCCGACAAACAGCGGCTGACGTTGCCGGTTCTCGACGAGGTCGCGCGCAAGGTTCCGAAATTCTCTCGCATCACGCTGAACCTGCCGCATCACACGGACGGATCGGACGTCGCGTGTTTCGTGGAGCGTGTCAAGAGAAATTCGAAGTCGGGTGTCTCTGAACTCTCATTAGTGTTCTACGACGACGTTGACTGGACGAGTGGCGGCGTGAGTCTCAGCGATTCGTCGGCATCGGATTCCGCGTCGTCATCGAGTGACGTGTCCGCGTCCGACAGCTCGTCGAGTTTTTCGGGTCTGTCGAAATCGAGTTCGAGCAGTTCAGGTTCGGAGTCGAGCGATTCGTCTGGCAGTTCTGATTCGGTATCGTCATCGTCTGGCGTCCTCGTGACCGACGATCACCGGCACACGAAAATCATGAACCCGACGAATGAGAACGCGGGACTCGAAATCATACCGGGGAACGAGATCGAAGTCGGCGCGTTTCTGAAACAATTGCCAGACGGAACCGGACAGGGAATCAGTGCGCAGTTTGTGATCATAAACGCAAACTATCCAATTCAGCGACTCGCGGTCGCTAACGGCCCACAGGCCCGATGGATGCTCGACGCACAGGCGCACGATCTTGACCTGACTGCGATTTCCGCACTATCAGGAACCGGGATCGCGTGCCGGACCGCTGCCGATACATGGGCTACGCGTAACCTCGTATCTGGGAACACGGGAATCGTAGTCACGAATCCGGCTGGTGTTGCGGCAAATCCGACGATCACGCTGAACGCATCGCTGATCAATGGGTCCATTGTCGACTCGCTGCACCACCACTCGGTGTTGTATCGGTCCAGCGACGGGGCCGCGGCACTCACGGTGAATGCGGCTGGCAACGTGGGAATCAGTGTGGCTGCGTCGGCATGGCATGCGGACGACATTGGAATCGACATTGGTGCATACGCTGGAATTTCGTCGTTCAACTGGCCAGGCATTCGTCTGTCAACGAACATCTACAGAAACTCGGTCGGAAATTGGATCGTGAAAACGAATGGCAAATCGTCTCTGTTCTACGCAGAGGAAGACGCCTTCTATTTCCAGGTCGATGGACCAATGGCGAAACTCTCCGGAGCGACCGCGACACTTACGACTATGCTCGCAATCGGAACCGGTGGGGTAATGGTGAACAACCTCGCGGACGCCGATGTGGGGTACGTGAAGTCGTCGAAAGTCGGGCACCTTTCGCGCCAGACTGGAGTCCCGTGGGCTGATGTCACAGGGACGCCGATCACCGATACGTCGCACTACACGGGGTTCATAAACCGCACGGATACCTCGCTGGCATTCGTAGCCGGGGCTGGCGGAACGACGCGGACTCTGACGTTGACATGCGCTGGGAAAACAGTCTGGATCGCCGGGGTGAAATACACACTCGCCGCTGATCTCACGAAACAGATCGCCGACGTGACCGGGCTGTATTGGTTCTGGATCACGGCACCGCTCGGAGTCCCTCAACTCAATGGATCGACGGACGCGCTCAATATCGGAGACGGTGGCGCGAACGCAGGCTTCGACCAGTGTCTCGTGGCAACCGTCTATTGGAACACGACGACCGACCTCGGGATACTATCCGATGAACGCCACTGGGCTGGGCGCGATTGCTGGATGCACGAATATCTGCATGAGACCGTGAATGCACGATGGTACACGGGCGGAACGATAACCCCAACAGATACCACGTTCTCGATTTCGCAATGCGAATTTTACGACGAGGACATCGAGCATGTTCTCGCGCTGTCAACGGTATGCCGGGTGCTGTACCATAACGGATCGGCGGCTTGGGCGTGGGACGACAACTCCGTGACTCCCTACAAGCTCAACGGGACCGCGATGCGCTACAACAACGGCACCGCGCTTGCGGATTGCGGAACCGGCGACCACCTCTGCATGTGGATGTATGCCACCAACAACGTGACATACCCGTTCATGGCGGTCATGGGTGACGGGAAAGACAACACGATTGCGGCGGCGCGTCTGCGAACCCCTCCGTCATTTGGATCACTCACAAGCGCAGAAGTGAAATTGCTTTACAAACTGATATACCGACAGAACGCGTCCTCTGTCACATACATGGAAGCTGCTGACTATCGGACGAGTACGACCGTTGGGTCGACGTACTCTCCGACCGACCACTCGGTGCTGTCGAATCTCGGGTATTCCGCTTCGGGGCATACCGGATTTCAGCCCGCAGCCCACGGTGGCACGACGGGAACAATTGTAAAGTTCGGGGTGAATTCGTTGGTGGATTCGTTGATTGTCGAGAATGCAACAGGAATTGGCTTCGGCACCGCGGCCAGCTACTTTCTGCACGGGAAAAAGGACCAAGATGCCCCAACCCAAATGAGGATTGAGAACGCGACGAACGGCGCATCTTCACGGTCGATTATTGGATGCAGATACAATTCGGAACATGAAACAACGCTACAGCAGTTTTCTCCGTTGATGGAAATGACGTATGGCGGATTGAATGCAAAAGGAATGGGCGCATTACACTCTGAAAATGATAATGGATTAATAATCGCCAATGTCAGCCCCACCCCCCTCTATCTCACCACCAACAACGTGGTTGCCCTGAAAATCGACGCGTCCCAAGTCCTATGGATCGGCTCGACATTCGACACGAACCTATACCGAAGTGGCGCAAACGTCCTAAAAACCGACGATGCTTTTCAAGCGGCGGAACTCGCGTGCGGGTGCGCCCCGGCCGGGTTTGGTGTCGACTCGGAATCCGCCTTGCTCACCGGCTACACATACGGGAAATTCGGTGCATCGAAGCCGATATACCTGATTGCAGACGCTCCTCACGTTGGGTTCAACGCCTACTACTACGGTGGCTACAAATTTGGCAAGGGCAGCAGCGACTCGTATGCGGGCGTCATGATGTTCAATCCGTCAACTGGAGATTATACCCTACAGTCAACCTCCGCTACCGGTAATGCGAACGCTACCGCTACGATGACCACTCGGCTGACTGTAGATGTTGCAGGCGTACTCACCCCTGCGGGGGGGCTCAACCTCGGTGATACCACGCTGACGAAGTACGTTGAAGATACGTTCACCATGAAATGCTATCTGGCCAGTGACGATTCGGACCTGACTACGCCCTCGGATGGCCTGGCGTGTACCTATGTCATCGTGGGCAAACATTGTATCGTGACAATCCCTGCGACCGCAGCCGCACTCGTGTATCTCGGCAACATCAACGCAAATGTCTATATGGGCAATTTCCCCGCCGAGATAGATCCTGCCTCCTGTAAGATCGTCCCAATTTTCTACTCGTTGGACGGGTCTAATCGCTCAGCGGGATATCTGGGTCGGTACGCAGCGGGGAAGTGGATCTTGCTCAAGAGTGACCTCACACGTCAAGCGCTGCCTGCAATGGGAGCCAATAATTTAGAAATCAGCATGCGCGGTAATCAGGCAGCCAGCGACGCTAAGGTCCAGATGATTTACTCGCTGGATTAATAATAATTCCGACGAATCGCGTATATTAAAATCACGGAGGCAACCATGCAGCAAACCAAGCAGCAGATTCTCGAATCGATGATCGACAACATCAAGGACAATCTCATGGGCACGGCGTTCGCGCTCAGGGCTGCGCAGGACACGCAGAATACGAAGTGGGAAGCAGAAACCAAAGCCGAGGCAACGCGTCTCTCCGGGGTCCTGTCGTCATACGAGAAGCAACTCTCCGAAATCTGACCATCGAGCGGGGGCACCCATGTCTCGGAAGATTGTTTTCGCTCACGGGCGCGCGCCTGGTGACGTTCTCATGCTGTCGGCTGGCATTCGTGATTTTCACGCGCTGTTCCCAACGGTAGCGCTGAACGTCGAGACGAAATTCCCCGAGCTATTCCTCAATAATCCGCACATCGACGCGACCGTGAAACGCGGGGGGCCGGGCGTCGAGTTCTACCGCGTCGGGTATCCCGTGATCCAGGGATGCAACGAGGGCAACGTGCATTTCACAATGGCGTTCCTCCTCAATATGATATCGATTGCGGACGCGCACGAATCTCTGGGTATGTCGATCGGGGAATTCTGCGCGACGTTTGCCGGTGGCCGGACGGCGGATGAGAATAAGGACGGCGACTCGTCGTGGAGTTCGTCATCCGGGTCCGAGGATCACGAGCCAGTGAACCCGTTCCACGTTTTCCGCGTCTGGCGCGAGCGTTGGAAAAACGTGACCCGCGACAACCTGCGGAAGTGGGGCGACCTGCACCTGTCAGAATCCGAGCGAGCCGAGAATCCAATCCTCACCGGATACGGGGTCTCCCGATATTGGGTTGTAGCTCCCGGAGGGAAACGGGACTGCACGTGCAAGATCTGGGACTGGCGGCGGTTCCAGGACGTCGTTGACCACTACGATGGCCGCATAAAATTCGTGGTGATCGGTCGGAGTGACCACCTCATCGACCCATTGCGCAACGTGATATCGTGGGTGGACAAAACACGGGACTCACTGCGTGACCTCGTGCCGCTGTTTTTCCATGCCGAGGGCGTCGTCACTGGAGTCTCGTTCCCGATGCATCTGGCAGGCACGATGCCGCACAAGCTGGGCACGCATGCCGGCAGGCGTCCGATTGTGGCCATCTACGGGAGTCGGGAGCCCGTGGGATTCACAGCATACGAGGGTTCGCAGATACTTCATACCAACGGCGCGCTGACGTGCACGGGTTCCGGAGGCTGCTGGCAGTCGCGCGTGTCGCCGCTCTCCAAAGATGCGGAGATGAACAATCGTCTCTGCCACCAGCCGATCACTGTCGACGGTCGCCAGGTGCAGCGCTGCATGGATATGATCACCGCCGACGACGTGATCCGGGCCATTGGGCGGTACTACGAGGGGGGCCGGTACTCAACGATAGCTGCCGCCACCGCTCCGGCCCCGCAGAGGCCCCGCGCTGCGCGTGTCGACGTGGTACGGCCCGAGCGCGAAATCAACCTATTGGCGTCAATGCAATCCTCGGGCGGCGGCGAGCAGTCGGCGTTGAAAATCGCCCAAGTGCTGCAGTCCGCCGGATGGGTCGTGAATTTTCACCCGTGGGACCGTGTTGACGCGCGGTTCGCTGGCGAGACGTTCATGCCGTCGTTCAAGTCTGGCGCAGCGATGAAACCCGGTATCCCGCTCCTGTTCTACGGCAATGACCAGATATGGGATTTCTGCAAGCAGGCCGAGTCACTGGTCGTGTCCGCGTCCGACGTCGTGGTCGGCGTGAATTTCGCGAATGGCACATTGCCGAAATGCGGCTGGTTGCATGAGAGTGGAAAACTGCGCGCGGTGGTGTTTCAGAACACGGAGAAGAAAGACGAGTTCAAGCGCGATGCAATCGGTTTTCAGGACACGCGGCTCGTGGTCCTGCACGGTGCCATCGATCTGGAACGTATGTATGCGGTGACCCAGCGGCGCCGCGCCGGGGACGAACCGCTCGTCGTGCTGAAGCATTGCAAGCCCGACTACCGGAAATACGTGACCGAAGAATCTGCTGGGAATGGAGAGAAAGTCCACGTCTGGCAGCGGCGTTTCGCGAAGGAACGCGACGTTGATTTCTACGACAGGCTACTCCGGGACCTGCGTTTTCCGATTGAGTTCCGATTCATGGAGGCACATCCCGAACTCGTGAAGCATTTTTCCGGTGATGCGCGCATGGTGTTCTTGAAATGGGATCAACAGCCTGTCGCTGAATTTCTCGGTAGCGGGCACGTGTACCTGTATCGGACGTCGAACCTCTGGCGGGACCAGTACCCGCGCGGCATGGGCGAGGCCCTTGCGGCTGGGTTGCCGGTGATCGGCGAACCCCGAGACGGTCCCAGGGACCGCATCCAGTACGGGGACACGGGGTTCTACGCCTGCGACTACGACCAGTATGCATACGCGCTGAAACTGTTCCACAGGAAAGAAGACCTGCGCTACGACATGGGATACAACGCCAAAGAATGGGCTCGCGCAAATCTCGATCCTCGGCGATGGATTGACGTTATGGAGGAGGCTCTGCGATGACCTACGACCGAATAAACCTGGTGTTGCCAACTCGGAAGCGCGTTCCGCACCTCGCGAAGTTCATCGAGTCCGCGGTGGCTACGGCGAAGAATGTTGATTCGCTGTGCTTGACGTTGATGGTTGATGAAGATGATTATGAGACGCGAGCATATCTCTTAACGCATGCGCTTTGCATTCCGCTCTATATGACATACTGGAATCAACCTGCCCCACACTTAGGGAAGATGTACAACGACCTTTACCGGGCGCATATAAACGCGCACGACGCTGTAGTCTCCATGGTAGGAGACGACATGGTATTCGCCACGCCGGGCTGGGACGAACGCATTCTTCGAGAAATCAACGCGCGCAACGGCTGGGCCGTGGTGTCGCTCAACGACGACTATATCCAGCATGGAAAAATCTTCGTCAACGTGTTTACAACGCGGAAAATGGTCGAGGCGACCGGCGGGCCGTTCATGTCGGAAGAATTTCCGATGGATTTCATCGACGTCGTCTGGACAGAACTCGCGCGCAAAACCAGGACTGACGTATACCTTCCGGACGTCATACTCAGGCACGAGCATTCTTCGTGCGCGGGCGACGAAACTCGGGAACGACTCCGCGCAACACGATCGACATTCACCGCTGGTATGCGCCGCGCTATTCAGATCGCCGAAGAGTACGCGCCCCGCGTCCGGGAGGCTATGAGTCATGCGTAAAATCCTCTCGTTCTCGCTCTGGGGCAACGACCCGAAATATCTCGATGGCATGCGGGCAAACGTGGAACTCGCGGCGAAATGGTATCCGGGATGGACGGTGATGATACACTGTCCGATCGATACCATGTATGAACTCGGTGTCAGTGGAGTGGCGTACCAAATCAAGAAATCTATCATTGTGAGTTCGGGGCTGTTCTGGCGGATTCTCCCGGCGACATCCTGGTGCAATGATATTGTATGCGTTCGCGACGCGGATTCCCGTATCGGCGAGCGGGAGCGGGACGCGGTGGCCGAGTTCGAGTCTGGCCCGTATGCGCTCCACGTCATGCGCGACCATCCAGCGCACGGCGCAGAGATCATGGGCGGCATGTGGGGGTGTCGTCCGCAATTGCTCCCGAAGACGTTTGGGTCGGATCTTACGATCAAGGAACACGAGGTCTACATGGGCGACGGATCGAACCACGTGCGCCAGAAATACGAGGGCCGCTTCGGGTGGATGTCGGATCAGCCGTTCCTAACGCGCGTGCTCTGGGACGCTCTGCCGCCATCGCAGATCCTCGCCCATGACGACTACCGGCGATACGGTGACTGCCGACCGTTTTCCGTGCCAAAGCCAACGCCGCGCGATTTCGTCGGACAGGTCTACAGTGCAACCGGGGAGGCGAAATACGAATGTCCATAGAACGACTCGGTAGTGAGTGGGGTGGATTCTGGATCGACACGTCGCTGATTCCGCAGGGGTCAACGGCGATCTGCGCGGGCATCGGCAACGACATCACGTTCGACGTGGAACTGATGTGTCGGTTCGGGTGTCACATCGTGGGACTCGATCCTACACAACGCGCAATCGAACACATCGAGCGGAGTCTCGTATCTGGACTCATCACGCCCGAGAACTACACGTTCATGCCGCGCGCACTGTTCGGGAAGACCGGTGAGGTTCTGCATTGCCATTCGTTCCGTTCTGTCTGGCGTCAAGGTGGCGATGAGTCGATTTCGATATCGTTGCCGGACCTGTTCGCCGGGTATCCTGACGTGTCAATCGTGAAAATGGACATCGAGGGATCTGAGTTCCCGGTGATAGAATCGCTCGTCGAGATCCCACAATCGGTGCGCCAGATCGCGGTCGAGTTCCACCACCGCCTCCCCGAGGTCCCATACGAAATCGTCGACGCTGAGAAAGCGATCCGAGCCCTTGACTGCATGGGATTCAAACTGGAAAGGACCGAACAGGACTATGCCGAAAATCTTTTCGTCCGCCGATAGGTTTACGCTTCGCAGCATTCTGTATGGAGGGCATTGTGACTGAAAAATTTCCATGGTCAACGCATCAAGAACTTCTCGTCGCGTGCGTTTGCGCCTCGACCGGGACCGTGATAGAAATCGGATGCGGACACTACAGCACACCGATCTTGCATCACATCTGCAAGGCCGCAGGGCGTCTCCTCGTATCCTGTGACCACGATCAAAAATGGCTCGACGAGTTCCGATATTTGGAGGGTGACAATCATCACTTCGTAATCCCAACGACTGACTGGGAAAATCTCAAGCTAATCGACGAAGAAAAATTAGGATGCGCTCTCGTGGACCACAACCCAGGTTCCCGATATGTCCCCGAAATCAATCGGCTACGTGGCCACACCGAGTTCATCGTGGCGCACGACGCGGAGCCTTCGAAGAAACTCGGTGTTGTCGAAGTCGCGCAGACGTTCAAACATCACTACGTCGACAAACGTCATTCATGCTGGACCGTTGCCATGTCCGACTTCGAGGAAATTCCGATATGACAAAAATTCGTATCGACGACTACCCGTTCTGCATCCCAGGCCGCGACCCCGTCCACACGGAGCGCTGTCTGCGCGAGATGTTCGACGTTCTCAAGGACTGCGGGGTAGACTACTACTTCGGAGCGATTCCGTACCACCTCGACGCGCACTGGCTTGACGTAGCGGATACCTGCATGGGAGCGAATGGTCACCTCGTAATGCACGGATTCACGCACCTCCACGACCGATGGGGGCAGGGACTCGTTGACTCGCTGATGTCAACTGGCGGTGAGTTCTCAGGGATGACGAAATCGGACTGCCTAACGCAGTACGACGCGGCGCACGAAACGCTGTCGCTGTCGGAGCGATACGACGCGGAGCATTTCATAGCGCCATTCAACAACTACACGCAGGAACTCGTTGACGCTCTGCGTGAACGTGGGGTGAAGTACCTTCATACCTGCGACAAGGAATTCAACCAGTACGGATACGCAGACATGGAATACGGGGGCATGGTTCCCGTGATAGCACACAACCAGAAGGACTACAATTTCGCCAAGCGGGCGCTTGTGTCGATCCAGAAAACACCGTCTCCGTGGGTCACCCTCCATTGGTACTATGAGTTTCGGCACTTCGGTGACGGATGGTTGACAGATCTTAGAAACCTCATCAAGGAGTGTCGCAAGTGAAAATCAGCGTATGCGTCCCGTTCTACCCGTGGTATTACGACTTCGACAGGACCGAGGAGCTGTTTCGCGTCATGATTCCGTCTATGCGCGCGGCGGGGCCTGAGAACTTCGAACTCTCGATCTGTGACGCGGGCATCGTTGACAAGTACGGCAACCGGGCCGAGACTCGATCCGTGGGCGCACTCTCGGCTCGCCTGCGCGAGGAGTGGCCGGGTGAACTTGTGTATACCTGCACCGACCGCGCGTTCACGCCTCCGCATCACGAGTATCCGTCTCGCGTATGGATCTCGGCAGCGGTGAACATGTCGGTCTACCAGTCGAATCACCCGTTCCTGTTCCTGAACAACATCGATATCGAGATACCCAAGAATTTCGTACAGGAGTATTTCGCCAACGTCAAGGACGGCTCGCCCTGGTTCCCGAAGTGCTACAACATCCGGGGCGACATGCCGCGCGTGCACGAGGATGGCGGGTGGCGGCATGGTACTGGTCTCGTGGGCATCACGCGCGCCGACTATCTGCGTGTGGGCGGCAACGACGAGACATACATCAAGAACCGTCACGACTCGGATCTGTTCAACCGCTGCTCCGCGATGTTCGCCGAGCCGGGTGCACTCGAACGCAACCGACCACTCCTAAACGGTCTGTTCCACATCGATCACCCCGGCACATCGGAGCGCACGTCGGCATTCAACGAAAGGGGCTGGAAGTGAACATATGCGTATGCGGTTGGTACTTCCGACCCGAGGTCTATTCCGCGCTGTCAACGGTGACGAAGCGGCATCCCGTGACGGTGATCGCCAACCAGATGACGCCCGAGGCGTTTCACGTCGCCGGTTCTCTGCGCGTGATTTCGCGGGAAAACGTCGGCCTCGAATTCGGGGCCTATCAACACTACTTGAAAAACGTATGGCAAGGCGGAGACGTGCTGTTCATGCACGACGATATCGCGGTCACGGATCTCTCGGTATTCGACCGCATCGCAGCCCTCGATTGCGACCAGGCGTTTCTTTTCACCGACGAGGACAACGGGCGCCACAATCAGAATTTCCACGGGCGCGCGTTTTTCTGCTCTGAGAAATTCTTGCGCACGATGACAACGCAGGTCTGCAACTGTCGGCAGGCCGCGGATTACTTCGACTACCATCATAACTGGTACTGCTCTGAGACATGCGCGCGCGCGGTCCAGTTCACGGGATGGGACCCGAAGCAGGAAATCGCGTTCGTCATCAGCGACGATCTACGCCCGCATCGTTGCCCGAAATGTGGGTCTGAATTCTCAGGCAATCACTGGACTATGGGACTACGGGGGACGGGGTCGCACTCTGGATTCTGGGTCGACCCGTGGAACCGTGGGCACCATCGCGGGAAACCCCCTGTAGGCGTGCGCCACTACAACGACGAAATCTACCATTTCGCAATGTACTGCGGCCACGCGAAATCACCGGGCATCAACGGGGTCCAGTACGATTCTCGGAACGTCAGGTTTTTCCCTGAACTCATTACCGGAAAGCGGGGCATACTGTGATGAAGATGAAGGAATGTCCGATTTGCGGGGGAACTCCAGTGTTTGTTTCTCCTCAGGACATGGACAGGGACAATTGTCATAACCTTCTGGATTATCAAATAAAATGTCATTGTGGATTAGTTTACTGCATAGGAAAGGATGCTCCTTGGCTTTTTGACGCAGTATCAGACATGGTAATCACGTCATGGAATGAAGGACGTCCAAAGGAGGCACTGTGAAACTCTCGATCATCATCGCTGTCCTGGAGTCCTACGAGATCGTCCGCCGGCAGATGCTGTGGTTCAATTCGTGGCTTCCGAAATACAACAACCTGGTGGAATTCATCCTCATGGACGACGACTCGAACCCGCATATCACAGTCGATCCGGTGGAGTTCGACCTCCGCGTGATCCAGACCCACGACCCTCGGCCCTGGGCACAGCCGGCGGCGCGCAACATGGGGGCCGCTGCCGCACGGGGGGAGTACTTGCTCATGACCGACATCGACCATATCTTCACCGAGGAAATCGTGAAGGAGTGCCTTGCGTTTACTGGTGACAAAATGATGTTCCGCCGCCGTCAAGGCATGCTCGACGCGGACGGCAGGCTTGTGACCGACGAGCCGACGCTGATCCAGTACGGGTTACGCGAGGACAAACGCGGGGACCACGTGGACCAACACTTCAACACGTTCGCGATACGACGCTCGATCCACGTTGACCTCCTCAAGGGCTACGACGACCGCTTCGTGGGCAAGTACGGCGGCGACGACACTGACTATGCGGAACGTTACCGGAAACTGTGCCGGGAACAACACCTCGTCGATCCCTCGGTCCAGTCCAAGAACCACGTGTACGTGTTCCCTGATCCGAAATCAGACCGTCTCGGCATGTTCCACTCGCTGCGCCGCCAGGGATTTACGGAGTGGAACTGATAATTTTTCACCAGAATTGCATATATTAGTAACATGATCGAAATCCACTGCTCAACGCTTCCTGGATACAACGACTGCCCACGTCGGTGCGCACCGCGTATCTGCCGTGATCTGATCGAATCCTCAGGCGGGAAACATCCTCGCGAGGAGCGGCGGCGGATCTACACGGCAGTGGGGAACGGATGCCATCGTGGGGCGTCGACGCTCGCAACGAGGAAAATCAGTGAGGCCCCGAAGATCGAGGAAGGCCACGTCGCAGCCATTGAGAAACTTCGGTCCGACGCGGCGTTCGGGATCGAGTACGATGACACGACGCGGAACATGGCAACGGCTGAGAAACAGGTGCTGCGCATGGTGTCAATGTGGTTCGGCGACGTACTCCCGGAGCTATCACCGGAGCGGGTCGAGTTCTCGCTCGCCGGGAAACTACCGGATGACTTCATGATCGTTGGTAGCTTCGATTTGCGCAACGTGGATGCCTCGCTTTACGACTGGAAATTCGGTTCCGTCTGGCGTTCCTGCAAAGCGCAGCTAGGAGGGTATTCGCTGATATCGAAGTCGAATTTTCGTGCTGAGTCAACGCGGCTCGTGGGGTGTCACATTCAACGCGCGGACATCAAGAAGCCGCAGCCGTCAACGACTCGCGTCGAGTATGACGTGGCTTCCGCAGAGGGAATGGCACTCGAAATCTGTCAGATCATAATGCGCGATGTCAAGGCATTTCAACGCAACGGGAACCCGGCGTGCTTCCCCGCTAATCCGATGTCAGTACTCTGCACGCCGAAATTCTGCGACTTCTACAACACTGAGTGGTGCAGGGCGGCGGCATGAAAACAATGAAAGGTGGAGTTATGAAACTCGAAGAGTATCGATTCAAGATTGCTGTACTGGTTGGAAACTGCGGCGCAGAGCACGGGGACATCGGGGTATTAGGTGTCCTGCATGATGTTTTGCTTTCTGCTGAAAATGTTGTAAACAAGAGAAACGAGAAAATCGGCACCGCTCTTGAAGATAGAGTGTCTGATGACAAATCTAAGGCATCGCAGCCTCCGGCGGCGGCATGATTAGAATCACGATCCGAAGAAAACAACGAGTCTCCGACATCCTCGCGGGACTCATAACCATGGAGGACTGCCATGTCGAACGAGCCAGGAAAACGCGCGACGATCAAAGGGCT